AACTCAAACTTGCAGACGAAGTTCAAGAACAAACAGAAACAAGGAGTGATAATGAGTAAAACATATATTGTAACTGCCGAGATAGAACTAGAAGTTCTTGATTGTGAAAATGAAGAGAGTGCTATTGCTCATGCAGAATGGAGAGTAAGTCAACCTGATTTCGACTTTGATTTTCAAGCTGAAGAAGTAGATTGTACAAAGGAAGGCGAAGATGAAACTAACTAGCAATAACTTAGAAAAGATTTTTAACTATATAGAATCTCAATTAGAGGATGGTGACGGCAGAGGAGAATTTGATAAAGAAACTTCAATCTTATCAGCAGTTGATAGAACTATAGAGATGTTTAAAGAGAACGAAGAGAGGAGGAAAAATGAGTAAAGATAAAAGGAAAGATTATTGTGTCACTTTTAAACGTGCTGTAATTGATGTAGAAGTTCTTGATTGTATAGATGAACATGAGGCTATCGCCTATGCAGAAAATAAGATAAAAGAACTTGATTTCGACTTTGAATTAGAGGCTTATGAAATCAGCTCAGACAGTGGTGGCCATGGTTTTGAATTAGAGGAAGAATGAGTAAAGTAATTATAGAATTGGAGTTTGATAATCGTAAGAATAATTATCAAATAACTGATGCAGAAGTTTACAATTATCTGAATGAGTTAATGAAGAATGATTGTTTGAGTTATGAAATCAAGGACAAGGGAGATGAATGATGACACTATTTAATATTTACTATCACGATAGTTGCGGCAATACAGATTTAGTTGCCACTACTAACAATCCAAGTAAATGGTTACAAGTCAATAATCAACAAAGAATTGGTGATGGCAACGAGCCTGAAAAACTTGAAGATTTTGAAATCCAAGAAACTAATTCATTTATTTTCGAGGAGATGAATGATGAGCATTAAGAAAGTAGAAATAAAATTAGTTGTAGATGTTGATACAACTGATGATTTTATATGTCCTAGTGGTAATCCCTTAGAACATAACGTTGTATTAAATACGATAGAAAGTGATTATTTTTTAGAGCCAGTAAGTGTATTAGAAATTAAGGAGAGAGAAGATGAAAGTTAAAGACCTTATAAAGACTTTAAAAAAGTTTGACGATAATGATGGAGTAATTTTCTATCATTTGGATAACTACGACCTGAAAGAATGTCAGTTAGAAAGCATTTTAAAAACTGATGATGATTTAGGTGTCGAGATAACAATAGAGGAGATGGAAAGATAATTTATGAACATAAATTTACATAGAGAACACAAACGAGCAATCAGTCAATGGATAACGGGTGTTATTCGTTGGTGTTGAGTGCATTAAATTTCGAGAGGAAATTATGACTAAGAAAATAATAGGCGAGAGCCTAGTTATCAACCGACCAAATTTCGCTATGTCGAAACTGACGGTTGAGGGATTAACTCCTTTAATTCAAAATAAAATGAAAGAGGCGTTAATTAAAGAAATGGAAGATGTGCGTTCAGGTAAGGCTAATAAAGTCAATGCCAAAAGAACTGCTATCGACCCGAAGAAAGAATATCTAAAATCCGCTTATCAACAAGAAGGTGGTGGTTTTGGATTTCCAGCGTCAGCATTTAAACAATGTGCTGTAAGGGCAGGTAAAGCTCTAGGTTTGGCTATGACAGACGCTAGAACTTTATTTTTTGTTCTACCGACGGCTCCTGATGGTGAGTGTGTTTCTATAAAGAGCAAGAAACCTATACTCAGGAAAGACCCCGTTAATGTGAAAACAGGTAAAGATTTAAGATTTAGACCTGAGTTCAGAGATTGGACTGCTGAATTGCTTGTTAAGTATGACAAAGATAGAGTCACACTTGAACAAGTTGCTAATTTACTAGACCACGGTGGTCAAACCGTTGGTGTAGGAGAATGGAGACCTGAAAGAAATGGCACATTCGGAATGTTTAGAATTAAAACTGATGGGAGAGTAAATGAAAGTAAGTCTTAAACCTAAGAAGATTAATCTTAAACAAGAACTTACTAATGTCAAAGAAAAGTATGGGTCGTTATCGGCTCATACTGTCTTGGCAGAGGCTAAGAAGAAATCTAGTCCTTTACATAAATTTTTTGAGTGGGACGATAGTATTGCTAGTCACAAGTGGCGTTTGCACGAGGCTAGAATGTTAATCGCTACTGCAAAAGTGTATGTGAATGAACAGGTTTCTCCTGATACCGTCAGAGCATTTGTAAGTTTGAAAACAGATGATGGCAGAAGATTTGTCGATACATCTGAGGCTATGACTAATGAGGATTTGGCTCTTGAATTATTTGATGGTCTTAATAATAGAATGTCAAATATAAGAGACCAATTAATTAGCTTTGGTGTTTATCAAGGCACAATTAAAGACTCATTAGAACAAGCTATGAAACCGATAGCTAAACAAAAGGCTAAGTTAGAAAAAACAAATCGTGATTCTAACTTAACGCCTAAGTTGGCTTAAAGTTTACGCTGAACGAGTTTGGCTGATTGTCAGTCCCCATATTTCTAAGCTAAACTCGTTTATGCGTCGCTAGGCAGTCGTGGTATCGTAAGGTGGGTTGCGTTAAGTTGGGGTTGGTTATGGCAGTCGGGGTTAGTTATGTCGTGTTCCGTTTGGGTGCGTCAGTTATGGCGGGGTATGTGTCGTTCTGTTCCGTTTCGGTCAGTTGTGTCATGTCGAGGCAGTCCAGGTGGGGTTGGTTGCGTTCTGTCACGTTGAGGCAGTCGTGGTAACTCTTGGCAAGGAGAGGCTCGTTACGTCATGTTCGGGTGAGTTAAGTTCAGGCAGTCTAGGAGAGGTTTGTCAAGGTGTTTCAAGTTGAGTTATGGTCTGTTGGGGCAGTTGTGGTTTGGTCTTGTGGGGAACGGAGAGGTAAGTCTCGTTGAGGTCGGGCAGGTATGGAAGTATAATAAAATAACAATTTTGGCTAGGGCTAACCCTATCCCCCTATAGTGTATAATCTCTGGGTTAGTCTTAGTCTTTTAAAAGGAGAGGAAATGAAAGGAAAAGAAGTAAAAAAATTTACATACGACGAAAATAGAAGTGCGTTGGATAACTTTAAGTTATGGCTTTACGAAAATGGTAATGAACGCTATTGGAATGAAGAAAAACCACTACAATACAAAGAGGCCGTTAATATTTTTGAAAGGCAATATTGCGTGAAATTAAATGCCGATTGAATTAGTTGTCCTCATCATCAACATCTTGGTCTTGATTGTCGTTGACTTCTTTGACGACACCCAGACCCCATGAATTATCTGCTAATTCTGATTTCTCTTTAACTTCAGCTTCCACGCTAGTATCTAATAATTCTTGACCCATAAGCTCTTTTAGTCTGGACTCTATTTCTTCTCTAGACATCATGTCTATCTTACCGAATCTAACTTCTTTCCTGTCTACGACTAAGCCGCCGACTTTCAATAAACTGTTTTGGGCAGATATAGCTGCGTTATAAGAGCCATCTTCCAGAGCTTTGTCCCTAATATCGTATAAATCCTTAACTGCTCTATCGTGATTCAATTCATACTTTTTACGCACTTCCGACATTAAATATTTATACTCCGACAATACGTTGTCATTCTTCATTAACTTATACGCTGATTGCCGAGCGTCTTTATAGCCCGACCGTGCTGCTGCTTCGACATAACTCATCTGTGGATTATTGACTATAGTCCAAACGAAAACTTGCTGTCTTCTATTTAGTTTCTTGTCCAGGTTGAAATATTCTATCTGTGGATTTTCTGCTGTGTGTAAGACAGGCTCGAACTTGGTGTCTGCTTTGCTCATGTTTGCATTTTAGAGTTTCTAAATGTAGATGTAAAGTATAGATTTGTTATTTGGATTAACTTTAGTGCCTACCCCTACTTATCCTATAAGTATATTCTAAGATTAGCACACAACTTTTGTAGGCGTCAAGATAAAAACACAATAAATATTAAATTAGATTACCAGACTATGACAAAAATGAAAAAAATGATTTTATTGCCAAAACCACTAAACATCAATGTTTCAGCTGTCAGAGTTTTGTTGACAAAAACAGACAAAAACAATTTTTACTTAATATCTGGTGGATTGTCGTAAAGTTTTTGATAAACTTCTGGGTCCATGTATTGCGATATAATACTATCTAAAATACCGACTGCTGTATTTATATCTTTAACTTCGTGAACTAATCTAGAAAAAGCATAACTAATAATCCAGATTATTGTTTCTGTGTTTTTTGTGCCTCTTATATTATTGTTTTTTAATAGACTATCTAATTGTGCTGCAGTCTCAGTAGGACTAGCGTCTTTCATGTGGTCTTTCAACTCTAATACTTTCATATAAAAATATGATAGCATAATAAACAGAGGGTTGTGTTGCTAAGGCCCCTCTGACGCCTAAGTCCGTACAAACTTCTGTTCTAATGGCAAGGAGAATCTACTGCCGAACAGGCAACAAAAATTATACGCCGTTACAATAAGGGTCGTAACCAGTTTCTGCTAAAAAATAACCAATCTCAACAGCAGCGTCCTCTGCACTCAATTCAATGCCTGAAGATTTCTGCAGATTATCTGCATATCGTCCTGCTAATTCTTCTTGATTGTCCCAACCAAAAGCATCAGCTTTTTGAAATGCCTCTATCTTAGCTGGGTCTTCGACTATCTTTTCGTAACATTCACGCATATATCTACCCATAAATTCTCCTTAATCAGTAATATTTATTACCGATAGTGGACATTTTATATCAAGATAGATTATACTTCAATGATAGGAGAGAATATATGTCTATAAATAAAGATAAGAAAAATTTACCTGCAAAAACAGATGATTCCTTAATAAACCATGCAGAGCATTTGTTAGCAGAAAGTTACTTCGCTCTTAGAAATTTAGAACAAATTTCAAAAGAGACACAAGATGATTTAATAAATATTATTAACAACGTACCTGTTTTCAAAGCAAGGGAGAGCAAAGATGAAGAATGAGCTGCCAGAAGAACTTATACGTTTTGACCATCAACCTTTGGGAGAGGCACTATACTTTCCGCACATAACAAACAATGAGTACCATGATAGTCCAGGTGTATCATCATCAGTTATAAGAAACTTTATGGACTCACAACTTCATGCCTTAGAAGAGGAAGTGTTACAGACTTCTGCTTTGAAGTTTGGTTCTGCAGCACACTCATTAATTGTAGAGGGTGAGTCAGCTTTCAATAACGATGTAGCCTGTATTGTTGGCTCACCTTATACACAATATAACAAAGACTTAAAAGCAGACTATGAGTCAAGAGGATTAACTGTAATAACACAAAAAGAAAAAGATACCATCTTTGCCATGAAAGAAAACTTGTTGGGCGAGGCAAAAATATTATTACATCCTGCTGATTTTGAATTTCCTGAAATTTTTACATACCCATATGAAAGAGCAATTTATTGGTGGGAAGATGATATTTTATTAAAAGTAAAAGCTGACGTTGTTAGATGTCCAACAGAACCAGGATTCGATAAAGATACTATTATTATAGTTGATTACAAAACAACACAAAGTTGTGAGCCAAATGCTTTCGCATCTTCTATAAAAAAGTATAAGTATGATTTACAAGCAGCGTGGTACAAAAGAGGATTTGAAAAAGCAGGATTCAAAGTAGCGGGTTTCTACTTTGTTGCACAAGAAAAAAAATATCCTTACGCATGTAAAATTTTTAAAATGAAAGCTTCTGATATGGAAGAGAAGTGGCAAGTTCTAGAACAATATTTAGGTGAATATAAAGAGGTGTTAAACGGCAAACAACCGTCTGTTTATAACACACCTGATATTGTAGAAGTTGATTTAAAAGGAGAAGAAAGTGATGAAAAAACGTAAAAATATAGACAGCATAAGCCCAAAAGAGTGGGACGAAGCTAGTAAGACTTTTGTAAAAAATGGCAAAACAGAGGATTTTGACCCTGTGAACAGACCACCACATTATAATCAAGGCACTATGGAAGCTATTGATTATATCAAACAACAGTTAGGGCCAATCGGTTATCGTGCTTACTGTGAGGGTACCGCTATTAAATATTTACATAGATATAAGTACAAGCAACAAAATATACAAGACCTTGAAAAATGTATATGGTATTTAAATAGGTTAAAAAATGAACTACAGGATATGTAAAATTGGTTGAAACTATTTTTGATGGTTTGCTGATTAGTCTTTTAATATTATCTTTGTTAGCTATAGCTTGGTTGATATTTATTGCTTGGTGGTTTGATGAATAAAAATATTAAGTTCACAAACAAAAAAGTAATAGAGTGGCTTGTTGTCTTCACATTAATTTCTACTATTTTATTTATTAAGTATTTTAAATTTGGTTGCTTATTAATTTGTGGTGATTGGTATGATGAATAAAAAAGGGGAGTTTACACTCCCCTAACCATTCGGGAGAGAACTTATGAATGATATTTTTAGATAATAAGCTAAATATCTAATATTGTCTATTTTTTATACAAAAAAAAAGAGCCGAATGTTACCACTCAGCTCTTTATATAAACGCCCTTACTATAAAGTAGGTGCTCTTTTTGGTGCACTTGCCTCTGTTGTGGCAGCCTTTGGGGCTTGGGCAGAGTTAGCAGCACTAACTACAGGCATATAAGCCTTTATATTAGTTTTTGTAACTGTGACCATTTCACCTTCATCATTTTGAAAAGAGTCTTCAAAATTACCAACTTTCAAGCGTACAGCTTTTCCCTGTAAATCAGCAACCGCTTCTGGAAACTGTTTAAAACCTGCAGCTTTACACAACTGAGTAAATATTTCATTTGATATTTGTTTAGCGTCAGGGTTAGCAGACCACAAACTATAATACTCGTTATGGTTCCTAAAAGTTCCGTTTGCTAAATCAAACACTACATGAACGGTCCAATTACCTTTAGCAGATTTATATTTCTCTGCTACGATAATCTTCGCATCATAAATTGCAGGTGGTGCAACATCTTTTGTTACCTCACCATCACCTGTGGTCTCTCTCCACTCGACATCATTAAAATCACTCATTTCTCCTCCTTACCTACTGGTTGTTGAGTGTTAAAACCTAGCTTATTAATTACGCTAGTTAAACAAGGTTCTTCAAAAGAGTTCAGTTTTCCTGACCTATCTTTTGCTGTATACCCTTGACCAATTTCTGTTTGCAACCATCTATTTTTTACAATAGTGCCTTCGTCATCTTGCTCTTCAATAACTCTAAGAGCTAACACCTCATCAAAAAAATATGTGATAGATTGTCCTAATTTAGTGCCAACCATTTTTGGTTCGTACTGCATAATATTATCAACATTTTGCTTTTCCATTTTTGATACAAATACGACGTGCATATGTAAATCTCTGAAAGCACGCATGACATTAGTAACAGACTCTTGCACATTACCATATGCCATTCTTGGGTCTTTGTGTTTTGCTTTTTCATAATTAAGTAAAATCTCAGACATTTCAGAAATAGAATCAAGACAAACAGTATCGTAGTTAAGCTCGCCACTTTTTAAGGCGTCATGTATTTCCATGATTTCTTGTGCTTCTTTAACTTCGATAGCATCAACATTTTGACGGTCTCGTATAGAAAGCAAACCACTCTCCATACTAATCATCAAAACTTTACCAGGTGCAGTAGCACAAGCAGTAGTTTTACCTGAACCAGCAGCACCATATATAAGAATTTTTGCACCTTGATTTTCTACTAACGCAGAGGGTGCAACGATACGACTTTGCAAATTACTCATAAAGTTTTCTCCATAGTTATTGAAAAATTATAAAACATGAATTACTATTTGTAAATAATTAAGGAGAACCTTATGGAGAAAAAAGCAGATTTAGTTTGGTTAGCAAACTATTACTACCGAAACAAAATACTTTCAACCAGTATTTTAAGCAAACTACAGATTTTGAATGTAGAACCTGAAGTTAAACAAAGTGCCTCAGAAATGAAGCATTATACTTTAAAAGAGTATATTGAGTTTATTGGAATGAAAGAGGCTGCGGAAGAGTTTAACTGTTCATCAGCATCTGTCAAAGCTTGGCGTTATGGCTATAGACAACCGTCTATTGCACAAGCGAAACGTATCATCAAAGCTACAGAAGGCAAGTTAGATTTTGAGTCCATTTACGGCAACCTATCTAAATTAGTGGCTGATAGTGTTCAATCTGACCTTAACTGATAACGAAACTTCATTAGATTTAGCTACTACATATTACGATGAGGGCTTTTCTGTTGTTCCTTTGTTGCGACAAAGTAAAAAACCACCTGCCTTTTTGGGGGGATGGCATCAATACAAAACAGAAAGACCACCAAGAACAGAAGTAGAAAAATGGTTTAAAAACCGTGACGATTTAGTAGTAGCACTAATTTGTGGAGAGTTTCTGGTTGTCGATGCAGACACGCCAGAGGCTATGTCTTGGGTAGAAAATAATTTACCTACATCACCATATCGGGTGATTACTGGTAAAGGTATGCACTATTATTATAACAACCCACAAAATTACACTACTTTTGCAACTAAAAGATTAAATGAAACACCTTTAGAAAGACATATTGATATTCGTGGAGAGGGTGGTTTAATTATCGCACCATACAATAAACATGCTAATGGGACTCTTTACAGGCCTAATTTAATTCCTGAATGGGATTTACATGATATTAGTGACTTGCCTGATTTTACTGAAAAAGAATGGATAAAAATTACAGGAAATGGCAGAGCAAATACAACACAAGTTACAGCACCTATCTCATTAGAGGGTGTGCATGAGGGGTCAAGAAATGACCAAGCTGCAAGATTAGCAGGTTACTTAATATCTAAAAATATTAATATTGATTTTTGTAAATTTTTTTTACAATCTTGGAATAATCAAAATAACCCACCTCTTTCAAACCAAGAAGTATTATCAGTAGTAGAAAATGTAAAAAAAACACACGATAGAAAAAACCAAAAAGCACCTTTATTTGTCAACTCAACAGAAAAAATAGACCCACCAAAAGATTTATTTAACCCACCAGGAATACTTAAGGATATGTATAAATTTTGTGAAGAGATAGCAAAAGTTAGTCAACCAGAACTGTCTATTTTAGCAGCACTATCATTAGTATCAGTCTCTTGTGGCCGTATTTTCAGAACTAATATGAATAATTTTTCATCACTATATTTTATGGGTATAGCAAAATCAGGACAGGGCAAAGAAAATATTAAAACTTTTGTTGAGTCTGTGCTTAATTTATCTGACCACAATGAATTAGTAGTTGGTGATGGTTATACGAGTTCTGGAGCTGTGCACTCTATACTAAAATACAGGCCCACGCAAATTACTATTATGGATGAATTTGGCAAGAGATTAGAAAACATAAGTGCACAAAGCAACACTAACAAAGAAGATGGCATACAAACTTTAATGGAAGCTTGGGGCAGATGCCACGGTACACTTCGTCCTGACAATTATTCTTTAATGAACGTGCCAGAACAATTTAAAGAGCAAGCTATGAACAGAGTTACACATAAACCTGCAATAACATTAGTCGGTATGTCTGTGCCACAAAATTTCTATAAAGCACTAAACTCAGGCAGGATAGCTGATGGTTTTTTGAACAGGTTTATAATTGTTGAATCTAAAGAACCTAGAAAAATACAACAGTTAAAAAAATATATAAAACCGTCTTTTAACATAATTAATTGGGTAAATCATGTTAGAAGACCACAAACTGAGTTTGGTACATCAGGTCAAAATAATAGTGAGTTAGACATATCACAAAAAGTTCTTAACTTTTCAAAAGAGTCAGAAACACTTTTAGAAAGCTTTGCAGAAGAAATTGTTAAAAGACAAAACACATTAGAAAAGGATAATCTAGAACCTTTATTATCTAGAACAAGAGAAAAAGCTATGCGTTTAGCCCTTTGTTGTGCACTAGCAGAAAACGCAACGGCTAAAGAAATAAATTCAGACGTAACAAAATGGGCTATAGATTATGTTAGATATTATGATTTACTTTTTATAGAGGCGTGCAAAGACAAAGTTGCATCTTCTGCAACAGAATCCAAAATTAAAAATGTTTTATCTTTTATTAGGTCAAGAGGAGGTGAGGGTATTAGTAAAAGAGAAGTAGATAGACATGAATTATTTAGGTCAATGAAATCATACGAGGTCAAAGAAATTATTGAACGATTGAAAAATGCAGGTGAGATACAAGAGATTGACATAAGAGTTGGAGGTAAAGGCAGACCAACAAAAAGATTTGTTGCTGTAGACCCAAATTATTATGAAGATTAATCCAAGGGCTATGAAAGAAGCGATTATAGACACAACAATAGGGTTGCCTATAAATTGGTTTTTTGCATACATAACTATAGTTGTGTTAATGTTATTTGAGATAAATAGTGCTTTTGTTATATCTATTGTTCAAGTTGTAGTGCTTACAATATTGGCAATTATTAGAAAATATTTGGTACGAATTTATTTTAAGCAAGGAGACGCTTATGAAAACACCAAGTCTAGAGACTAAGGATGACCAGAAGAGAGAGGAACGTGTTGCAGGATATTTGGAGGGAGCGTGGAATGTTACTTGTCATAAATTACCAACTTCATACAGTTTAGATTATTGGATAGAATCTAAGGATGCGTGTTTTTGGTGTGAGGTAAAATGCAGAACTTTCGCAAGTGATAAATATGATACCTTTATTTTATCTGTAGCAAAATTACGCAAGGGTGCAAGTTTTACCAGGTCAACAGGAGTACCATTTATTATTGTGTATGCTATGACAGATGGCTTGTTTTATCACAAATGGAACGATAAACACACATACGATATAAGAATGAATTTAAAACCAGAACCAAAATATGAAGAGGATAATGAGCCATACGTTCACATACCAAGAGATATGGTAGAATGTATTACAGATAAACCTCTGGGTATGGATAGAAACGAGATAGGTTTTTAATGAGTAGAATTACAGAATCAGTAATCGGCGTAGCAGATAAAGTTTTAAGTAAATTTGTAACTGATAAAAATTTAAAATTACAGCTAGAGCACGAACTTAAAACAGAATTACACAAAGCTAATCTAGCACAAATTGAAGTCAACAAAGAGCAAGCAAAACATTCATCAATATTTGTTTCTGGAGCAAGACCTGCAATAATGTGGGTTGCTTGTTTTGGGTTGTTGTGGTCTTACTTCTTAGCCCCTATCTTAAACTGGATAATTATTGTTAGTGGTAGTCAGGTGCCACTCCCAGAGATACAAACCGAAGGATTATTAACTTTAACTCTATCTCTTTTGGGATTAGGCGGAATGAGAACCTATGAAAAAATGAAAGGGGTAGCAAGAAGTAGTATGAACGAATAAATTAAGAGGGTGGTAGCTAATTCATGTTCCATATGCCATTTTTAGTAAGTTGCCACCTTCTTATTTGCTCTGTATTGAATTTTGTTTGATTTTTTTGACCTTACCTACAGGGGTGAATATATTTTTGGTTATATGATGCCTCTATCGCCCAGCAGTATATCTGACTCTATTTGTGGTGTTCTGAGCTGTCCCTCTAAGTTACTTAGGTCTGATACGGGTAATATTTCAGGCATTTCTATTTGAAGTTGACTTACATCTCTTTGAGGTGTTCTAAATTCATCAAATTCTTTTAATAACTCTTGTCCTTTTAGCCTAGATTCTCTAATTACTTCATCATCCAGGGTGGTCTTTTCAAATGCGTCACCAAGTAGTTGTTCTGCACTTTCTTGTAAAGAAGCATATGTGCCAGCTACTGTTCTTGTAAACCCTTGCAATATAACTTGGTTTAATATATCTATAGTTTGTAAAATTGCACCTTTTTCATTACTTGCAATCATCTTAATATAACTTGGGCTTGAAAATAATTTTCTTACAGCAGCAAGGCCTACTAATGTTCCCCATGTTGCTGGATTGTAAGCATTTAAAGCAATATATGCTGCAGCTAAGGTACCTGCCGCAGCCCCTCTTCCTACTTCTCCTGCACCCATAACTTCTATAGCTTTTTCATAATCTCTTAATGCTCTTCTTGTTTGAGGTCCAAACATAGCGTCTAATGTTTCATCTCCATACGAATCTAAAATACCTTTGAATTTTTTATGATTAAATATCTGTGGTATTTCTGCAGATTTACTTAAAGCATCAACATCGACCGCTCTATTGAATAATCTGTTCATAGCTTTGGTTTGTATTACAGTAAACTGTTCAGGCGTAAGTGTTTCTTTTAGCAGTTGTATATTTTCAGCACCTTGCGGTGTAAACATTTTAGTAACAATCTCATCTGTAGTTGCATCTGGTAGTTTTCTTATTAATGCGTTAGAGGCAAACTTAGATGCCTCATCGCTAGCTGCAGCTAATTCATTCAAAGCAGCTATAAAGTTTTTGTCTAGGAAAGAGTCACTACCTTTATCTATAACATTTATTTTGTTAAATTTGGATATTTCGTCAAATAAAACACTTGGGTTTATGTTTGGTTTAAGTTTATTTAATTGTTGTAAAGTTTGTTTAAGTGCAGCTGTATTCTTACCAAATATTGTTTCTGCTTTTGTTAAGTCGCTATCAATAAATTTTAAAAGTTCATTTGAAAATTTACTAAAATCTATCGGCTCACCAGGGGCAGTTAAAGATTTTACATATGCGTCATTAAATAATTTTTGTTTGACAATAGTTCGTAATTCGGTAGCTCTTGTTGCAACACCACCTGTATCACCAATTAAGTCATCATAATTTTGTAAAGCTCGAAAAAATTTTTCTGTGTCAGAACCGCTGCCTCTTCTTATTAAATTATTAAATACTTCATTAAGTTCATAAGCACCAAATTGTGCCTGATAAGTAATTTTTCTTACTGCATCACTATCTAATGGCTCCAATAACATTTGTGCGTTTTTATTTGCTTTTCTCATATCTTCAATAACTTTTTTTGCTAATTGTTTATCTTGTGGGCTTATTCTTTTGCCTACATCTTTTATTGCTTTTAACGCACTTTTTTCTAAATTAACTTTAAACATTTTTGCACTTACTTCTGCTGGGTTTGCTATAGCATCAAATATTCCGTCATATAATCCTATCAATTCTTGTGCTAGTTCAGTACCTTGGCCTCTACTAATACCCATGAAAGCATTAAGTTGTGCTTTTACTGTACCGATAGTGTTTCTTAAGTTTACTAAACTAAAACCTTTTACAAATGTATCATCTGACATAGCTTTCAACTCCTCGGGTATGAACTCATCTGGGATATTCTTTTTAAGTGCCTCTGCCGTTGGAAACTTTCTTCCTATTGAGGCAGCAGCAGCAACTTCTTCATCTGTTGCTCGCACAGCAAATTGTGCTTGTCTAAGCAACCTTTCATTTAAAACGTTAAAAAATTCTACAGGAGCGTCTTTTAATGTTGGTTCTATTTGTAGTAACTGTTCTTTAGATATACCTGAAAATAATTCATTATCAACTTTAGCATTTACAATTCTGTGTCTTCCTTGCAGTAATATTTTTTGTGCTATCTCAGATATTTTAGGTAGTAGCTCAGGGTCTTGAAAAGTATAAAGTAGGGCGTCAACATCTCTATATTGTTCACCCATAGCTTTTTGGCTCGCAGCTCTAGCCGCTACTAAGTCATCAGCAATTAATCTGCCTATCTCTCCCTCTGACATATCGAAATCATATATGCCTGCGTCCATTCTCTTTTCAAAAGTCTCATCTAATAAGTCGCTAACCCTTTTTGATAACCTTTCAGATGCTGCAGTTTTATCTAGTTTAACCCTATCAATTTTGTCTAATATTTCAGCTCTCATACTTGGAGTTATACCTGCCTGTTTATAGCTACCAAGTAATTGTTCTATTTCTAAATTTTTAGCGTTTATAACGCCTAACTCTTCGTAGACATTAGACATTTCTTGGAATAAAAATTTCTTAGTTTCTTCTTTTCTTGCGTTACCAAAAACTACTTCTGAAGTAGCTTGTAATCTGCCAGGTATGGCTTTGTTAAAAGCTGATTGGCTTGGTAATCCTGGGTTATCATTTATTCTAATTTTTACACCAGCTAATCCCTCTTTTGCAGCTTTATCCATTTCTTTTAGTGTTGGCTCTCTACCAAGTGCACGCCTTAATTTTAAAACATCTAATAAAGAATATTTTTGTGCTGCTGCACCATATAAAAAATTATCGGCAAAAGGTGCTTTTTTACCTATAAGATATTGTGCACTTGCACCAAAAACTTCACCTATAGTTTGACCTACTGCCCCTATCAAAAATTCTGTTCCTAATAGTTTAGCTATATCCTCTGATTGTTGGTTTTGAAAACCCTGTATAGCATCTAACGCTTCTTCTGCACCTTTTCCTGCTGCTGTCCCCAACCCAGCCGCTATAGGTCTAACCACTCTATCACCAAATATTCTTAAATTACTTTTGACTGCAGGTAAAAATCTACCTTGAGGTGAGAGAGCAACAACGGCACCTGCGATTGGCCCAACTATACCTGAAAAATCTAAAAAGTCTGCACCACTTATACCAACCTCGTCTACTATTCTGTTCTGCTCTAGAATACTGCCGTCATCTAACTCTACAAAGGAAGGTCTAAGGCCCACACGTCTTAGTCCTACTGGAGTAGCAGCTAACTCACCCTTACTGTTAAAAATGAATCCGTCTTCTCCAAAATAGTTTACTGCTATTCTTTCACGTTCCTCAAAAGTTTCAGCCCTACCTAAATCTGTTCTTAAAAAAAAGTCTTTTATACCTGTGTCGTAATCAAATAAAACATCATCTAAATAAGGTGCCGCAGTTCTTTTTGCGTTTGCTGCCTCTATGTCTTGATTAACTTTTCTTCTAGCATCTTCTGGGCTATTAGCATCAACTAAAACTGAGTTGCCTGATTTACCAAAAGTTACTCTGTATTTGGGCATTATTCATCCTCTTCTACTTCTTCAACTTCCATGTCCTCTACGTCATCTCTTCTGAAAGGAACATCACGAATACTAGAATCAGCAAATCTATAACCACCATCATCAGGGTCATACATAGGGTTGAAAGCGTCTAAATTTATGTTAGCAACTTTGTTTATAAAGCCAATTGAATCAGCAAGTACAGTAGACCTTTGATTTGAACTTTGGAAGTAATCCAATGCTGCTATAATTCTACCTCTACTACTTTCTAAAGTTCGTTTGTAATCATCTCTAACAGTTTTTAATTTTGCTAATAAAGCTGCCTGAGAATCAAACACGTTAACTGTACCAAACACTCTTGCAACTATTTCTCTATCTAGGTTGGATATTGTTCTACCTGACTCTCCTAAAATTTCTCTAATGCCTTTTTGTTTTAATTGCTCTAAAATGATATTCACTTTTTCTCTGTCATTTAAATCTTGATATTTAGAGGTACTCGACCCAGTAAATGCCCTCACACCTTGTTGTATTGTTTGTTGTATTAATCCACCAATTCCAAAACCTGAAAATGTTTTTTGTTCTAATTCATTTATAGCGTAGTTCAATCTTGCTAAATTATCTTCACCTCTTGTGAAATCATCTCTAGCTGTTATGAAATTTTCTACAATATCTGTGTTTCTTTTCGCATCTTCTGTACTCATAAACCCAGCTTTAGGTCTGGTAACAGCGGCATATAACATTCCTTGACCTATGCTCCCTGTTTGTGCTAGCCCTTGTGCTAGATTCTCAAAAAATCTAAACATTTCTTTACTTGTTAAAAAGCTAGCTTTAGTTATCTTTCTTTTCTTTGTTGGGTCTGTTGTGTTGTGTGTTATACCTTGATAAACAAACTCTTTGTTAGGCCCTAACTCTCTCATAGCTGCACTTCTTGCATCTTCTAGATTTTCATATACATCATATGGTGACTGCACTAACTGCTGTTTGGTTTTCTCACCTACCTCAATCTTGTCATCATCTAAACCCTCTCTTCTTCTTAAATAATCTCTAGCAAGAGTTTTTTGTGCTAAGTTGCCACTATCTAGTAATTCGTTTGCTAATTTATCTAATTCCGCTGTTCCGCCTTTTTCAGGAAATAAACTCTTTGGTCCAGTATCTTCAAAACCTGCTAATTCAGCTGTAAAATCAACTACAGTAGGTGCAACAGCTAAACCAAGAGGAAATCCTACTGCTGCTTGTGGATTTAATCTTAAGTCCCTTACAAACCCGCCGACGTTGCTAAGAGGACTTCTGATTTGACCACTTCTTAGACCTTGTATAAAACCAGGATTTTCAAAAGCATATTTATTTTGTAATTTTTTTAAACCTTCGTCGTATGCTTCTTTAGTAATTTCTTTTCTTCTAAGTTGTCTATCTAATTTAAGTTTTTGGTCGTTAATATTTTTAATTACTTGTTGTTCAGAACCCCCAGTTACAGGTTTCATCTTTTTTGTTTTTGCATCCCTAACAAAAGTTTTTTGTTTACCTCTAAGAGGATTCATAAAGTCTAGTAACTGTCTCCCTCTAAATGCTAAACCTGCACCTGTTGTAGCTTGTGCTCCAAGACCAAGAGGGAGTCCTCTAGTAAGTAATAATCCACCTACTGCAAGAGCTCCTAGTCCAACTTGTTGTGCTTTCCCTAGTTGTCCTTCTCGAAGATAGTTTTCGACTGCCTCACCTGTGTCTAATGTGTTTGGTGCATATTGAGCTAAATCTATATCAAATTCCTTTTGGCCTGCACCTAAACCTATACTCAATCTTTGATAAATTGTGCCATCTGGTTCTCGTCTGACTAAAAATTGTTGGCCGTCTTTTTCCTCTATAGTTTGAGTAAAATTTCTTGTACTTAATAGAGGATTTAAAAAACCTACATCTTCTACTACAATTGCATCCTCTACAGGCACGTCATATGTACTTGCTGTGCCCCCTTTACTAAACATTTTTCTTTTAAATACGTCCATATTAACTTTGTCCCATTCCTATAAGAGGTATAGGTCCTTCTGGTTTATCTTTATCATCTTTTGGTTTTGCTCTTTCTCTGTCTTGGTTTTGTGCTAAAGCTTGTTGATATGGATTTGCAAATTGTGTATATGCTCCAATACCTGCAGCTAGGCCACCTGCTACTGGGTCTTTTGGTGCTGCGTAATCACTAACAGATATAGTATAGCCTGTTTTATATTGTGGTAGCATTTGTTGTGTAGCTGCTAAAACACCTAATGGCCTATCTATTTGAGCTCGTTGTTGTGCAAATCTTCTGGATAATTCGTCTTGTCTTAAACCTCTTTGAATACCACCCATAGACATAAGTTCAGCTCTTTCTCTTTGACCTAATTCTTGCTGCTCTCTACCTAAAGCTCCTACTTGTGCTCCGTATGCAGCGAGTTGTCGTCCTATATCTCTAGATAACCCTGTTTTTTGTAATCCTAAATCTAATAAATCTCTAGATACATCACCTCTGGCTCCAAATTCAGCGGTACCCAATCCTGATTCAAAAGCAGCTGCGTCTTGTAAAGCTCTTCTAGAAAACTCAGATTCTCTTATAGCTTTATCAAGTGCAGACTCAAAGCCTCCTGCTCTTATGCCAGCTAGTGCTTCACCTAACCCTCTAGCGAGAGCTGACTGTCTTTCGGCAGCTGTTAGTTTGGCTCTAGAGCCGAAGGCAGACTCGCCACCTCTAGCTATATTTTCTGCTCTTTGTGCTATCTCATCCATCTCGCCTCTTTTTAAGACATCAGAAATAGTTTGTTGTACTACTTGTTCTTCAAAAGGATTAAAGAAAGCACCTGCAGACCTTGGGTCAAATCCAAATAATGAGGCTCTTTGTAAATCTCTTGCAGATGGACCTTGTTGCCCAAAAGAGCCCAATAAACCACCTAATCCAGCTCCTAGTTGTCTTTGTGCTTCGCCGAAAAAAGGCTCTGCCATACCTGCTGCACCTCTTTCAGCAGCAACACCCTCTCCGATAGCGTCGCCATACGCTTGTAAAAAAGGTTGAAAACCTCCAATACCTTGTTGTGCTCCAAGTAAAGCTGCTTGTTCTAGACCTGCTAGTCCAGCAGTTTGTTCTAGTGGTACATCTGCTTGTATAGCTGCTCTAGTTGCTTGTTGTAGTTGGTTAATAAATCCAGGTGTATCTGCATCACCAAAATATAATTGTCTTACTAAAGGGTCTACGTCATATTCCTCTGACCTTTGACCAATTAATACTGGGTCTCTCCTAGGCATATCGTTAGAAAAAAGAGTTGGGTCTAACGGAGGTGTTGCTGGAGGAACTCCAGATGCAGGCTCGCCTGGAGTTTCTGTCTGTTCTGTAATTAAATCACCTATTGGCGGTTCCTCTTCTGATGGTGGTGTTTCACCTGCCTCTCTTTTTACTATTGCACCTGTATCAGGGTCTAGTTTTGACTGTTTCAATACAGCAGTTTCTATAGATTCTTGAGAAGATGGGGGGCTAAATCCTATTGTTTTTTCAGGAAAAAAACCTGTACGAGTTGGTTCTCCAGTATCTAAATTAATAGCTGGTGGCATAACTTGTGCTTGCACCATACCAGGTGCTACTTTAGGCATAGGTGGTTGATACAGTCGCTCACCATTTGGGCCTGTAAAAAATTGACCTCCAGGTTCTACTCCTGGTGGTAGGCTTGCCATATCTCTACGGAATTGTTCCATCTGTTTTTCGTTTTCACTTCCAAAGTTATCATTAGGTCTTGGATTAGCAATTCTCATACTTCTAGGTAAATCGCTAGGTAATGGTGCTTGTGTAATTACTGGCATGCCAAATCTGTCCGTTGTAAACGTCGGGCCTGGGAATCCTCTGCCTCTTGGTGGTCTTGCTGGCGTTGGCACAACTGGTCCTGGCATACCTTTTATTCTTTGCAGTATATCTCCTAATTTTCTTATCACGCTACACCCTCAAAAAATCTCATTAGTTTCATCATGTTGTCTGCACCTCTTTTTCTATCTGGCTCTAAACTTGGCACTATTTCCATAATACCGCCCTTTTTCTTTTTAACCTTTACACCACCTGCACCCATATTTGCCTTAGCTGTCATAACAAATTCGCCATCACTCAACATAGCAGGTATATCGTCAGAAGTGCCCGTACCTGGTCCAATAGACTCACCACCTGGTCTCATATCTAAGACATCACCACCTTCAGAAAATTCTGATGCTTCATCTGTGTCCATAATACCGCCTTTTGCTTTGCCTGTTTCTCTTTCCTTTTTTACATATTTAACTGCCAACTCAAATATTTCTGGATAATTATCATAAGCTGTTCTTAAAGGCATTTTAAAAGGTGCATTTGGGTCTGGTTCGTTAACAGGTTTACCAGTTTCTACATATACCGCTCTGTCTGATAAATCATCTTTTACTTGTCCTTTTCTTACAGCTTCAAC